TTATTCAACAAATCAGATCTTATTTCTAAAAACTACGAATGGGGTTATATCGGTACTGGTGAAGGCTTTAACTACATGGAAGGCAATTTCCTCCCAACCTTCACTAACGGCGTTGACGTAACAGGGATTGCGGTTGAGGATACTGTTCAAGCTATCTCTAACGGTATGACAACTATCGGTGTTGATGGTGTGACTTCAGGTGCGACAATTACTGCGGGAACGGTATTTACCGTAGCTGCTGTTTATGATGTACACCCAATCACTAAAACAGTACTTCCTACATTGAAGCAATTCACTGTGACTCAAGCGGTAACGGAAGTTGCTTCTAACTCTGTGGTTATAACCTTCTCGCCTGCTATGTACTACACTGCTGATGGTCGTCAGAATATCTCTGCTGCTCCTGTTGATGAAGCGGCATTGGTGTTCTTCGGTCTGGCTTCTACTGCGTACGCTCAAAACTTGGGCTGCCATAAAGAGGCTTTCCGTTTAGCTACTGTTCCGCTTCACTTGCCTAAAAACCAAGAGTTTGCTGCACAAGAAACCATTGATGGTATCACGGTGTCAGTAATTCGCGGCTTCGATATCAGAACTCGTGAGGAAATCCTACGTTTCGACTTGCTTGCAGGTCTTGCGGCGGTGCGTCCTGAATGGGCTGTTCGTTACACAGGCTAATCAAACTAAATGGGGGAGAGTGTAATAGCTCTCCCTTTAACTAAGGAATTATATGACTAAGAATATTATTAAATACGAAGGCGCGTTTGATAAGACTGCGAGAGATATAGCAAACAACAACTTTGCCGACGTTTCTTTATGTACGACTCAATTTCTAGCTGACTCTGGTTCAACTGGGGCTACACTCACTAATGTTGTGGGTATGGTGACAGATGTTTTAACACCAGGAACTTATAGCGTAGACATCAACCTTATCACTACAGCAACTACTAATAGCGGTGTAAAGCTTGGCCTTAAATTTGGCACAGCTTCAATGCTTACTTCAGTAGCTTTCTCTGTGACTGGTAAATCTGCATCAGCTTTGGCTGTAACCACGTTTACAACAGCTACCGATGCTGCTTCAATTATTGCAGCAACCAGTGCTTATGTGAATGTTCAGGTAACAGGAACGCTAGTAGTAGCGGCTTCTGGCACTCTGCAACTCCAAGCTGCTCAGAACGCTTCTCATGCTGACGATACTACCGTTGAAGTAGGCTCTTACATGAAGTTTACTAGAATCGGCAATTAATATAACGGGGTGTAAAAGCCCCGTTTTACAAGGATTATTATGACTATTCTTCCAGAATATCTAACGCATTCAAAATTACAGGCTGGGCTTGGGAAATATACAGTTTCCAACCTTTTAGCTGCTAACGTACCAGAACAAATAACAGTACCAACCGACCAAACTGGTAAACTTGCCGAGTTTGTTATCTTTGGTAGAGGAAACGCAACAACTGATAACTTTTTCGCTCAATGCTATTCAGCAACCAGCGGGGCTGACAGAGCTACAAACGGCACATTTGCCGAGTATGTAACTAACGGAGCTTTTGCTTCAGATACTGGCTGGACAAAAGGAACTGGCTGGACAATAGCCGCGGGTGTGGCAACTGCTACGGGCGCAATTAGTACGGCTTTAAGTCAAACTTTGGCAATTACATTGATCGCGGGCTATACTTACACAATCACCTTTACCACATCAAGCGTTTCTGCTGGTACAGTAACACCTTCAATTGGTGGGACTAGTGGAACGGCTAGAAGCACGGACGCTACTTTTACAGAAACTATCGTGGCAGGTTCGACTCAAATCCTTGCCTTTACTGGCGCAGGTTTTACAGGGAATATCGATAACGTAACAGTTACTGCATGGGTACTTGGTACGGGCTGGACTACAGACGGCACAACAGCTATCGCAACAGGTGCAATTTCTACCGCATTATCACAAACAGCTAAGAATTCAGCTCCTTTAGTGGCTGGTCAAGCTTATTTGGTTACTTACACAGCAACTCGCTCGGCGGGTACTGTGACAGTAAATATTGGTGGTACGGCTGGGACTGGTCGCACAAGTTCTGCAACATTCGCCGAGGTTCTTATCGCGGGTGCAACTCAGGCTATATCCTTCACCACAAGTGGCTTTACTGGTACGATTGATGATGTGACTATTATCCCTGCTGCTTCAGTGCCAATTGATTCAACTACTGGACTCAGCGGCGAGCAAAACCCTGATGGTTACTTCTTGGGCGGTAATGTGAGTTACATTAGTATTGTTTCAGCGGCTACTCCGACTATTACCACTTCATTCTACAAGTAGGTTTTAATGACAACTGCGAGAACCATCATAAAAAGAGCCATGAAGGATTGCGGGATTCTTACGCAAGGGGAAAATCCTTCTTCAGAAGAAGCAAATGATGCTTTAGATGCCTTAAACGCCATGATTGATTCATGGTCAAATTCCGAAGCCAATATCTACAGCAGAACAAGGGAAACTTTCAATCTTACTGCGGCTACCAGTTATACTATCGGAGTGGGACAAAACTTTAACACAGTGCGTCCGATTCAAATTGTTGAGGCTTTCGTTTCAAATGGTGATTTAGATTATTCATTGGTGATAATCAACCAAGAAACCTATGATTCGATTACCTTTAAGGATTCAACTGGCATTCCTGAATATCTTACTTACAATAACGGCTATCCTTACGGAACTATTACTATTTATCCCGTACCTGATGGTGTAAACTCAATCACTCTTTTATCTGAAAAAGCGGTTAATGGCTTTGCTACTTTGGACACAGAATTATCACTTCCTAACGGTTGGGAGAGAGCTTTGGTTAAAAACCTAGCTGTTGAACTCACGCCGCAATACGGGCAGAGAGTAACTCAGGAATTGCTATTGGCTGCAAAAGAAAGTCTGGGCGAAATCAAAATGTCAGTAATTCGCTCCCGTCCTATTACCGCTTTCCCAAACAGCCGAGGCATTAGGAATATTTATACTGGCTGGTGGTCGTAATGGCTGACCTAAAAACATTTATGCGAAATAAGAAATATGCAAAACCAAGTAACAGCTATGTAACTAGACTTGATCCTGCGGCACAGCAGGAATTTGGTTTATGGGTACAGCAAAATAAAATTCCTTACGATCCTTCGCCTGCGAGCGATTATGATATGGCGGGTTTCTATCAGGCATTAAAAGCTAATGATCCTAGGGCAACTACGGCAATTAATGTTAATGACCACAGGCTTCACTTCCCCGATTACTGGAAAACACCTTATCACCAGAGTTTTAGTAATGAGAGCCGCTGGGCTTTACCAACCGCACCAAGATGGAATGAGAGCGATCAATTAGTCCTGCCAAATGGGCAAGTGGTGTTTGACGAGAGGGCTAGATGAAACTCAATTTAGCAGGTGGCACTTATACAGAACGCTCGCTGCCTTTAGACGCTCAAAGGTGCATAAACCTTTACCCTATTAATGATAAAACTGGCTCTGAAAAGACTGCTTTATATGGCACTCCTGGTCTTAATTCATTTTCCACGGCTGGATTGGGCGCAATCCGTGGGTGCTTTGCTGCTGCAAATGACAGGGCTTTTGTGGTTTCGGGTTCTGAGTTATACGAATTAGACAGCGCGGGCGTAGCAACTTCCAGAGGGGCATTACTAACATCTGCGGGTATTTGCACTTTAGAAGATAACGGTTTCCAGTTGGCTATTTGCGACCAGCAGAAACTTTATATATTCACTTATTTAACCAATGTTCTTGTTCAGGTGACTGACCCTGATTTCCCTACTTCGGTTGGTGCGGTAGACTTTATTGACGGATATTTTATAGTAAATGAAAATGACACAGGAAAATTCTACATTTCAACTTTGTATGACGGGTTATCTTGGAGCGCATTAGCTTTTGCTTCGGCAGAAAGCTCGCCCGATGAACTCAAAAGAGCAGTTAACTTTGTGGGTTATGCAGGGCTATTCGGGGCTAAAACCCTTGAAGTATGGCGCAATACAGGTGATTCTGTGTTCCCTTTCTCTCGTGTATCCAGCGCAACTCAAATCGGCACTATCTCGCCTTTCACGGTGATTTCTATTGATACTTCAGTTTTCTGGGTAGGTTCTAACGACCAAGGCAACGGCATTGTTTATAAGGCTTCAGGGCTTACACCGACTAGGATTTCAACTAACGCTATTGAATTAATCTTACAAGCGGTAAGCGACCCTTCGCAACTACGCTCGTGGACTTATCAAAAAGACGGACACGTATTTTATATAATTACAGGCTCAGATTTAGAAACTTCATTAGTTTATGATATTTCGACTGAATTATGGCATGAAAGAGCGTATTTGAATTCTGACGGAACGTACGGGCAGCACCTTGGAACTTGCGCTATGTATGCTTTTGGCAAAACATTAGTCGGTTCAAGAGTTGATGGCGCGGTATATGAATTAACGCAAGATGTTTACGCTGATGATACTAATCCAATAAAAAGGGTCAGGGTTCTAACGCATTTAGTTGACGAATTAAAAAGAGTGCGTTACAATACACTTACATTATTAGTTGAAACTGGCGTAGGTTTACAAACAGGTCAGGGTTCAGCTCCCGTTATATCTTTGAGGGTTTCTAAAGATGGCGCAAGAACATGGTCAGATTATATAACCATTGAAATAGGCGCAGCAGGTAAATATCAAACAGAAGTGAGTTTCAGGCGTTTGGGCATAGCTCAGGAAATGACGTTTGAAATCTCAATATCAGACCCAGTAAAAGTAAGCTGGATAGGAGCGTATTTAAAGTAATGGCAATCCAACAACCGCCACTAACAGAGCCTATCGTAGACAAGGAGCAAAAAGCAACGCTCACTTGGGCTTCTTTCTTTGAGGGCTTGGCTTTTGGCGATACTGGTACAGCATGGACTCCAACATTCATAGGATTAACCGAAACGGGTACGGCAACTAAAACAGGCAAATACTGGAGACTTAGCAATAATATTTGCTATTTCAGAATTACAATCACCCCAGCTACGGATACTTCATCAACTTTGGGAACGACTTATTGTGATAATTTCCCATTACTCATTACTAATGCTGGCGCAAACGTGACTTGTTCAGGTTTCACCGCCGCAGTTAGCGGCACTACTAGTGCTGACAAAAGAATTTATACTGCCACTTGGGCAGCTATAACAACGCCGATAACTATCGTCGGTATAGCGGAGGTAAGGTAACTATATGGCAAACGAAATGATACAACCACAAGAAATGGCAGAAGCAGGGCGCGGAACAGATAGCGTAATGGCGCATTTATCGCTAGGTGAAGTAGTAATTCCTAGAGCTTTTTTAGATAACCCTGAAGTTATGCAAGCTTTGCAAGCTATTTTTGCCGATAATCAGGCAGATATCAATGAATTCACAGTTGGACACGAAGCCAATAAAATCAACCCTGAAACTGGTTATCCTGAGTTTTTCAGCTTTAAGAAGCTTTTTAGGACGGTAGCACCTGCTGCATTAGCTTATTTTGCTCCTGGTATTGGCACGGCACTAGGTTCGAGTATCCTTGGCGCGGGTGCTGCTGGTGCTTCAACGCTAGGAAGTGCGTTGGTTGGCGGCGGTCTGGGTGCTTTATCTGGCGGCGGTCTTAAAGGTGCACTAACTGGTGCGGTAACTGGTGGGTTGGGGGCTAATATAGGCTCTCTTGGCGGTAATGCTGGCTGGGTAAACCCAGACACAGGTATAAGGG